TGGATGCGTATAATGTATCTAATACTCTGTACTGTTTCATTCCTGTTGCAGTAACTCCGTCATTAGTATCTGCTTCTAGTGAGCGATAAGGTGTAAGTCGATGTGGGTTAGAGAATATATCAAAGTGCTTTGACACAATAAATTTAGTACTTGTGTTTTCTCTAGAGTCATCTGACACTCCTCCTGAAAAGTTATCTATTTTTAGTGAAACCGATTTTGACATGTTAGTTGCTTATTGTATTAACTAAGCCAACAGCTAGTCCTGTTGCTCCTACTCCTCCTGTAGCTCCTCCACTTGCTCCAGTATTAACGAAGGTGTTACCTCCGTTTCCTCCTACTCCTCCAATAACGCTTCCTCCTGCTCCACCTGTTACAGTATAAGTTCCTGAAGATGCTGTTAAAGTTTTATAAATGAACAGAAAGAATCCTCCTCCTCCTCCTCCACCTCCTGACCCTGAACCACTAGCATTAGCACCTGCTAACCCTACGGCTGTCATACTAGAAGTTACATTAAACGCACCTGCACATTCTATGATAAAAGCTCCTCCACCTCTCCCTCCTATACCTGCACCAGAAGTTCCATCTATTCCACCATTACCAACTCCCACAGGAAAGTATTTACCTACCTTTGAGGCTGTTTGCCATAGCGTACTTGTGTAAGAATTAAAAGTTGGTGCTGTTGCATTTGATACAGCAGTAAGTCCGTTTGTAGATATACCAGTTGTACCAGCAGAAGAACCTGCCCCACTAACATTTACAGCTGGGTTTGCACTTGAAGTTATAGTAACTGCTCCCTGACTCTTAAAAGATATAATAGTTCCGTTTGTTGCAGGGTTTGTAAATGTAATACTTGCTGTCCCTGTAATAGAAATACTTGTGTAGTTCTTTTCAAAGTAACTAGCACCTGCTAAGTCAAAGTTTGTTACTCCTGATGAGATTGCTAATGCTCCGTCTGCACCTGACCCTCCGAATTTAACACCATCAATGAAAGAAGTGTCTAACAATCCACTTGCATTTGTTTTTACTCCTTTCCCTGCGTCTGCAACACCTGCACTTGTTGATATAAAGTTTGCAGGCACTTCTATTGACCCTCCAGCGTCAACATAATTTTTAACAGCCCTTTGTGTTGGGATAAGTGTGTCTGAAGCATCACTCAAAGTTGTGTCAGTAGAAATAAAAGTAACATCAATTTTTCCTGAATTTAGCGAAGAAAAATTATTGTTCAAGTCTGTCCTTGAATTAGTAATTAAATCTGTTCCATTTATTGTTGTGATTGGTACGCTCATATATATTTATTATAACATTTTTAAAAGAATGCGAAGAATGCTCCTGTGTTGGCTGTGGAAGTAAAAGGATATGATAATCCAGCACCTCCGTTGTATAGTGTGGTAACTTCTGAAGCTGTAAGCGTTTTATTCCAAGCTCCCACTTCATCTAATTTTCCACTTAAATAAGAAGCCCCACCTGTTAAGGTGTGTCTTGCTAATCGAACACCATTAACAAAAGTCATTACACCTGTTCCGTCACCAGAAGCAGCTGCTGTCCCTACTGATGTTCCATCGATATAAGCTGTAATAGTAGTTCCATCATAGGTATAGGTAAGCATAAACCAAGTTCCTGTCGTTAGAGTATATGTGTGTTGAACTAATTGGTCACCGACATCGTTTTTACCTCTTGAGAATTGAATTTTAAGTGTTCCTCCATCGTTAAAATAACGCATAAAGTTAATAGTCTTACTTACATTGTTTCCTTGAACAATTAAGTGGGCAACATTTCCTGATGTTGGGATTGTAGTTATGTTTACCCAAAGATTCATAGAAATTACTCCTCCGTCAATTCCTAAATTGTTAGAAACTTCTAGATATTTATTTGTGTTTGCAGAACCAAAGTCTGCTCCGTTGTTTATTTTTCCAGCGTTAAAATCGACTGTGTTAAAGTTTGTAAGAGTATTAGAACCCTGAGAATCAACAGCGTTACCTGATGCCTCGTCAAGTTTCCAGTAAGATATTAAGTTTGTTAGTAATGTTGACATATTATGCTCCGATTGCGTAAGCAGTTATATTTTTGAATATACCTACACGACCATAGGTATTTGTCTTTCTGTGGCAGGAAACACAAAGAGTTCTTCCTACCCAAGCTGTATTACCAACAGCACGAGTGTTGCCAATACCATTGACAGAATTACTACAACTACGAGAACAGAATTTCCCTTTCCCAACCTTAATACGAGATTGATATATTTTAAATTCCTTCTTACATTTTTTACAATTTAGCGTAATCATATAGATATATTAAGCGACGGCTACACACTGCCACAATGATTTGGATGTCGACCATATAAACCCGATTGTAAGCGTTGCGGTTGTTGCTGCGGTTGTAGTTGGTAAAGCCGTAGTTGTTGCTCCGTAAGAGGCATTCCAAGTCAAAGCACGGGCAACAGTCGTAGAAGAAGCTACTGTTATTATAAGTTTTTGCCCATCTGTATGTGTTCCTGAGGGTGCATTAAATAATAAAGCTCCAGCTTGGGCGGTCACTATAAACATATCCTGCGAGTCAGCATTGATAGAACTTCCTGTGTTAGTAGTATAAGAAGTAGCTGATAAAACACGAGCTGTAATTCTTTTATTTGTAAGTGTTTGTGTACTTGTTAAAAGTGCTATTGATGCTGTGTCTGATAAGTTTGTAGATGCAATTGCAATGTTTGCAGAACCATTAAAAGATACTCCTGCAATAGTTCTTGCAGTTTGTAATATTGTAGCTGAACCTGCGTTACCTGAAACAGAACCAGTAGCTACTCCTATGTTTGGAGTAGTGAATGCTGGAGATATAAGGTTAGATTTTAAGTTTAAAGCAGTTTGCTGTGCTGTTGATACTGGTTTACCAGCGTCAGTAGTATTGTCCACACTACCTAGCCCAACATCATTTTTGACTATTCCTGTTGGTGTTGTTAAGGCAGGAGAAGTACCAAATACTAAAGCTCCTGAACCTGTTTCGTCTGAAATTGTATTTTTTAACTGCAAAGATGTTGTTTGTGCAAATTGTGAAAGTGGATTAGCTACAAGGGCATCTCCTACGCCTTTAAGTGTGTTAAGTTCTGCAAAGTTAGCATTGATGTCTATCAATGAGTCTGCTCCTGTTTCTGTTGATGTTAAAATTGCGATTGCCATATTATGTAGGTTTACTTGTGTTAATAATCCCCCCAAAAACTGTGTCCCACGGAGAAGGGTTTAACCACGGAAACGAGTCTATTGACCAAAGATAAGATTGTGTAACTTTAGGTATATTTACAAACAACTGCGATACAGCTATCCAGCTCCTAGTCTCTGTTGCCCAAGAAGTTGTAATAGTTGCCCAAGTCTCCCCAATAGACACCTTTGAGGCGTTTACGAGTGTTGTTGTAGGTTTTGCAGTATTTGTAATCATGTTATCTAAATTGTATGTTTATTGGTCTTAATATTCTTGCTTCGTCTTGGTTTCTGTCCTCAAAGTATTGAACCATTTTCTGTTGCTCTTTTTGCATTTCTACTGAAAGTGGTTGTAGGTTAGCAAGTCCAAGTGTTATTGCTCCGTCATAAGCAGCTGCCATTACAAAACCTCTGTCTAGTAAAGGAGAAAACCCTGTTGTTTTTGTTGTGTCTGATGCTGTAAAAGAAGGAGAAGTTCTTTGAAAGAAGAATTTAAGCCCTGTTGCTACTGTTGCATCAGGTTTTGCATCTAGTCTTATGATATTGTCTGCGATTTTATCGTAACAAGTTACAACTCCTGTATTTACTCCAAAGATTGAAGCATCTATGCTTGGGTCGCTTCTATCTACTGGCATAAGTGGTACATAAATACCATTTCGTAATATAGAAATACCTGTAAGGGTTATAATGTTGTTTCCTTGTGCATCTGTTAGGAAAGAGTAGTCTGTTTGCCCTATGTTTAATGAAGTAGTCCCTTCAGGTAGTGCAGTGTGGTTAGTGTTGTCCCATTGAAAGCGTCTATCAGCTCCTATTGCGTAGCCTGTTAAAGTGTCTAGCCAGTTGTTGCACGAGTTTACAATTTTAGCCGTAGTCCATTGACTTGAATCAACTCTCATAAAGCTCCGTACTTGCTGTACTATGCCTAGTCCGTTTACACTATCTGAAAATGCTAATGCCATGTTAATTTGTTTTTAGTTTATAATTCATATATCTATTATAACAGTTTCATATACTAGTACATATAATCCCCTTGGTGCTTAACCTTAATTTTAGGGTCTATGTAGGTTTTAATACCCATCTCCCTTGCAGCGTTAGAAAAAAATGCGTCCTCCCCCATACTCAAGTTTCCTTGTGAATCTCTCCCAAAGTTAAACCACGGTAGCTTTTTACCTGTTTCAGAATCTACCCACTCTTTCTCGAAGATAGAAAGGTCTATCAACATACAACCCATACCTGCGTAGTTAGCTTCATAAAGCTCTGTCTCGCTTCTTTCTGTCATAGGTCTAAATGTTCCTTCTAATGGAAACTGTCTTTTGTTGTATTCTGTCGCTACTATTTCTTTCTTGTGTGCTAGTAGAGAATGAAGCGTACTCATATTAAAGTGCATGTCTGAATCTATAAATAAGATGTGCGTTCCTCCGTTTTTAATTGCCTCGTTAACGAGCCATGTTCGTGAGGATACGATATCGCAAGAGATACGCAGTAAGAAGTCTGTGACAAGGTCTTTTGCCCCAATTATGGTACATCCAATAGCGTGAGCTGTCATAGCTTTCATAGACATTGAATCAGAACAAGGTACTGCGATAATAACTTTTGGTTGTGTGTTTTTTGTCATATCCCAATCCCCATAAAGGGACTGAGTATGAGAACAAACTATGCGTTTGCTACAAAGTAAAACAATGTGACTTCTACTACTCCTGCTGTTGCAGTTGTAGTTCCGATAGTAACTGTGACATTACCAGCTGCTGACATCTTTACAGGTGATGCAAATGTTGGTACTGCATTTAAAACAGCGTTAAGCGAAAGCGATGCTTTTGCTGTAACTCCGAGTATAGATGTAGCTGAAGAACCTGCTGATGTTCCTACTGACAATGTTGCTGCTCCTGCTGATAAGAAAGCTCCTGTTGAATTTACTGTTCCTCCTACAATAACAGCGTTTCTTGGTAGACCTGCTGTTATTCTTGGAGTAATCAAAGCAGCTGCTCCTCCGTCTGTTCCGAAGTTGTAAATAGCCTTAGCTACTTGCAATGAACCGAACTCAGGAGAAGTTCTTGCTGTTTGTCGTTCTAAACTAGCTGCGAATTTTGATGTTGCCATATATTTTATAGATTAGTTAATAAATTATGCGACATTCACATCGAAGATTGTAGGCAATAGGTTAGTTGGCACAAGTAGACCATAGTCTAATCGTGTGTGAATTTGTGTTCCTGAAAGTGAACCTGCTGTTGAAGAAGCTGGCATTTCATTTACATAAGTTCTTCCGTAAGTACTTTTTAGAATACCTAGTTTTTGTACTTTTCTAACTCCTGCGAACAAGTGTTGAGCTGTGTGTGCAGTTGAAACATAGTGGTACAATCCAAGATAATCAACTCCAATAGAACCTCCATCTTTAAGAGATGAGTCAGCCATATTGAATCCGTTAGCTTGCATAAATTGTGTCATGAAAGTCCAGTCTGCTGGTCTCCACACGATAAATCCTCCGTTTTCTTTGTAAAGGTTGAATCCGTTAGCTGCGTATACTTGTTCAATAACACCTCGTACAATATCGTCAACATTTGATGCTGATACTGTAATAGCTGTTGTTGAAAGTCCTACTACTCCTGCTCCTGCATCTCCGATGTTAGTCCAAGATGCGTGGTTTCCAAGAGAAATAGCTTCTGTTCGTTCTCCAATTTTCTTTCCTAGTAGGTTACCCATATCTGCCATTTTTGCGTAGTTAGATTGAGCTTGGTCAGCGTAATCTAGGTAAACAGAATCAATTTCTGCTGTTACGATTGATAGAGTTTGGTTTGTCTCTGTAACGTCAATGAAAGGAATGACGTTAGTAAGAGTTGAACGACCTGCAGCTGTATTCGTTAGAGTTGCAACTGCTGGTTCGTTTGATGTTGATACTAAAGGAAAGTTGTAAGTTTGTGCGTCTGAGTAGACTACATCGTTTGTTTCTTTCCAGTTTTGTGGTTTGTCTAGTCTTTGAGCTAGCTTATTTTCCCACAGTGCTTGGTACACTATTGTATTCCTTGTTGTTACTCCCTTTCGGGGAATGGACTATTTCTATCCATTTCTACGACTTCTTTTGTTATATCGTAGAGCAGACTATCGCTTCACCTTTCGGTGTCCTCTCGCTTAGTCGTTCACGGTGCTTTCGCTTCCGCCCTGTCGTCCACTGCTGGACTTCCAAGTCAATGAGAGAAGATTTTGTATGACCCTAATTAAGCCATATTGTTTGTTTAATTTATTTATAATTAAACGAACTTGAGGCTACTGCCAGCTTGGTCGGTTACTTCCATGTCCTTTGCTTACAAAAGCGTTTATAACCTCTGACCTTAATTTAAAGTCTGTTGGCAATTCTTTTGTAGATTCGTACTTGGCAAGTGCTGAGGCTAGGTCTCCTACTTGGTTTCCTCCTCGTTTACTTCCACTAGGCGTAGCGTCTTGAACTTCTCGTGCTGACTTATTAGATGAAAGTTTTGAAGTAACATAATCATCTCGGAGAGCTTCTCGTGCAGTTTGACCTGTATTTTTCACGAAGTTCTCTATAATTTTCACATCTTCTGCTTCAAATATACCTTTAATATCTAAGTAGTTCAGGTCTGTATCGTTCAGTTCGTTTGATGAAGTCTCTTTAGGTTTGTTAGGTTCACTAGATTTTCTTAGTTCTTTAACTTGCCTTTTGAGTGAGCCTTGAGTCTGTTGAAATTTCTCCCATTCTGATTTAGACATTGAGATTTGTTCTTCTTCCTCTACTTCAAGCTCTAATTCTGTTTCTTCTTCTTGTGCTTCATATTCTGCTTCTTCGTTTTGATTGTTGTCTTCAGTATTCATAGCTGTTGTTTTATTTGTTTTCTTTATTTAAAAAGAATAAATTATTAAGTTCCTTTTAAGGTAGAATAACCATACTTCGCTATCGTGCTTGATTTATTTTAATGTCCTCAGGTGCTTTTGTCTTATACCCTTCTATCTCTTTAAACATTTCCTCTACCTTTTCTTTCCCTGTTAGACTTGACCTTAAGAGTTGTCCTAACATCAAATCATCTTTCGTGTCTGATAGTGTAATTATATCAAATTTAGAAAGCAATGTAAATTTTAACAAGTCAAATAGGCTTTTGTTATCGGCTATTATTTTAAATGCTGTTTTATCCATTGGTAGGTAGTGCTGTTGGTTGCTCCATTGCTTGTGGTTGTGTAGCTTGTATCTGTTCTTTTGTCATCCCTGCAAAGTCTGCTGGGTCTAGCCCTGAAGACTCTAGGATGTCATTAAATATCTTAGCGATTGGTGGGAGTGTAAGGACAGCAGGGTTAGCAATAATCTCTCTAAACACATTTACTAGCTTGTCTGTTCGAGTTGATAAGTCTTTTGTCTTCCCTTTAACTGTTACCTTTACAGATAGTGGAGTGTCTTTAAACTCTCCTTTGATAATTTCAATAAAATGTTTGCTTCCTTTCTTTTTAAAAGATTGCATAGACACTTCTCTCATAAGAGCTTGAATGTCAGGTGTAACTTCCTCTCCTGCTAGCACCATGTCTTTAAGTTTATTGTTAACTTCGTTGGTTGCAATCATATCTCCTACATATTGCATTTCTTCTAAAGACAGTTCTGTTAAGAATTTAGAGCTTTCTGTAATTTTCTTTTGGATGTGTGGAATAACCCAGTCTCTGTAAACTTCCTCAATATGTTTAGCTAGCTGTCCTCGTCTGTATTCGTGTAGTCCACGAGCTTCTGATGTTACAAGTTCTTGCAGTTTAAAAGGTGTTCCTGATGATGGACTGCTACCCATAATTGCGTCATTAGCAGCTCCTATTTGCTGTGCGTGTGCTTCCCATTGCTCTACTGACTTGTCAAACAACTGCATGTTTCTTGGGAATGTGTCTACTTGCCCTAAGTCTCCACCCTCTCCTAAGTCTAATATTTCCAAGTTCTCTAGGTCTGATAGCTTTTGACCTGCAATCCTTTGGCTGTTCGGAC